AACCAATTAGCATCAAGAAGAAAACTAAGTTATGAAACCATTGCTCGTATGGCTGCGTTTAATCGTCATCGTAAAAATTCTGCGATTGACCCAAAGTTTAAAGATACGCCTTGGAAGGATAGAGGGTATGTTGCTTGGCTCGGTTGGGGTGGCACATCGGGAATTAACTGGGCAATTAAGAAGGCTGAATCCATACGAAAGGGAACGGTAAAGGCTGAGGTTGAAGTATCTAATATGCCTTGGGGCGATAGAAAAAAGAAAGACAATGGATAAATTACCATTATTTGATATAACATTAAAGGACATTGAGCAGGGTATGTATAAAATATCCCTTGTTGATAAGCCTGCAATAGAAGAAAACTTTATATACTTCAATGAAACTAAGGTTACTGAGAAGATAAATATGTTTGCCTCTGACGAGAAGAAAGAATTGGTAGGGCCTATAATGATTCCTAACAAGGAAATCTTACGCTATGACCAAGAAGTTGGTTACTACTATGTACGCTTCACAGAGGAGACTATAAAAGAAATTATGTACAAGTACTCTAAGGAGGGCTTGTTCAACGCATTTGGTATTAACCATTCCTACGATACGGATGAGGTGGTTATGCTTGAAGTTTGGATGAAAGAAGGTGAGCACGACAAGTCAATGAACTACGGCTTTGACCTTCCAAACGGAACAGTATTCGTTAAGGCTAAAGTTGAGTCTGACGAATTATTTACTTCAATCAAAAATGGTGAGATAAATGGTTTCTCCATTGAGATTAAGGCTGATATTAAACAAATATATAAAGAAGAAGAAATGAACGAATTTAGTTTTGGCAAAGAACTTGGTAAGTTGGAGGCTCAATTTGAGTCTAACGCTAACAAGTACGAAGCAAGGATTGAAGCTTTGGAGAACGAGAATAACGTACTCCTAGAAGCTGTAAGCTCTTTTGAAGATAAGTTTGCTGGCATTGAAGATTTGAAAAATGCCATTGAAATGATTCAGAAGCACATTGAATCTATGGAATCCCCTGTTGAAGAGGAAGTTGTAGAAGAGGTGATGGAAGAAAAAGAACCTGAAGAAGTTGTGGCTGAAGAGTCAGAAGAAGAAGAGGTTGTTGTTACTAAGAAAGTTGAAGAGAGGTATTCTGTTGAGGAAGAAGCTAACGAAGCTGAAGTTGAGGAGCAATTTGCTGCTGAACAAAAGGCTGAAGAGGTATCAGAATCGGTAGAAGACAAGACAGTTTATTATAATGGCATCACTCCAGAGAAGGTTGCTACTATTAATAACTTCTTCAACCGCAAGTAATTATTGTAAATTAATTAAAACAAAACATTTTTAAAAATAAAATAAAATGAGTGTAACTATTGCAAGCTTACCATACGGAGACAGACGACCAGATTTGTTCATTGACTCTATGGTAAAATCAGCGGCTGTATTAAACCGCTTTCGTTTAGTTGATGGTGTTAAAGCCAAAGTAAACGTACCTATCTTTGATGCTTCATTAACTTTCGGTACAGACATTTGTGTCTTTACCCCAGCTTCTTCTGCATCTATTGCTGAAAAAGAAATGACTGTCCTTACATACAAGTGGGCTTTCTTAAACTGTAAGAACGCTCTTGAGTCTTCTTACCGTGGTTTGTTGCTAAAGAAAGGTCAGAACAATCCTGAGACTATGGATGCTGAATTTAAAGACTGGGTATTTGATTACTTCGCAAAATTGTCTGCTGAAAAAGCTCTTCAATTAGCTGGTACTGAATTGACTGTTGAAATGTTAGCTGATGCTACTGTAAATGACTTTGACACTAATGCTGCTTTAACTCCTCTAAACATTCTTGACAAAATGCAAGGTGCTTACGAAGCGATGAGTGACGTTATGTTGGCTGCTGTTTATGGAGATGCTGACCGTGATTTCAAACCTGTAATTTTCTTGGGAACTGCTGCTATGCAGGACTACCAAATTGCAATTGCTGGATTGTACACTACTACTCCACAGGGTATTGTTGAAGGTTCTATTCCTGCTTACTACGGTATGGAGGTTGCTCACTTCCCATCTATGCCTGCTAACGAATTTATGATTGCTGCTCCACAGAACTTGGTTATGTTGACTGATGAGTACAATGATGTTCGTGCAATTGATATGAAGTATGATTCTGAACTCGCTTCTGATAAGATTTGGGGACAGTTTAAGCTAGGTTTCTCTTACCTTAAAGGTGACGAGATTGTTTACGCTAAGAACTTCGCATAATAATAATAATTAGGGTAAGGGCTTCGGCCCTTCCCTTTCTTTAAAAATATAAAATAATGGCTTGTAATATAACCCTTGCTGACATTGCATATTCTTGTGATGATGTAGCAATTGGAGGAATAGTAAACCTATACCTCGCGAATAAAGCAAATTTAGTAAAAGCTAGCGGTGCATTTGACCAACTAGCATCTGGTGGTGTTGTAATAGATTATGACGCACGTACTATCGTTGATGGTGCTACAGTTGATATTGTAGCTATCGCTGCTGTAGATGGTATTGAAATAGCTTTCAATAACAAGGATGGATTCTCTGTCTTTAGTGAAGTTAAGACTGTAAGTGCTGACGGTATTGTTTCTACAGTTCCTACTGTTTCTACGGAACTTCCTAAAATGACTCCTGCTAAGACAACTGCTTTAAACAAACTTGCTAAAGGTGGTGCTGAATTAGTTGCTTTTGTTCAGACTGCTGCTGGTACTTATCACGTTGTTGGTATGGACTATGGTCTTTACGTAGGTACTGTTGATGGTAACTCTGGAACAGGACGTTCTGAGAAGAACCGTTTCCAACTTACCTTGACTGGTGATGAGCTTGGTCTAGGAATGACATTAGAAGAAACCACTGGTGATGGTGGTAAAGCTAAGTTTGATACAGTTGTATCTTTAATCAAGGCTTAGTAATAAATCTTGTAAATTAACTCAAGGGGGCAGGGCAAAACCTTGCCCCCTTTTTTATCTAAAAAACTATGGGATTTAATTGTAGCATATTACTTAGCGACATTGATATCAACTGCGCCAAGAGGGTAACGGGTGGTGTCAAGAAAGCTATACTTCTTTTGCAAAAAGATTTAACGATTACCTTTAACCCTGCGGATAACACTCAGGTCACCAATGTAGGCACAGCTAGTACCGTCTCCCTTGAGTTTAATCCAAAAGATGGCACAACTACATTCACGGAAAGCAAGAGTACATCTAACGGCTTAGGGGTCGTTACAACAGACCTAACAATCCAAACTCCAGCAGTAGACAACAAGGTTAATAAGATTGACCTTATGTCTCGCAGAGAAGATATCGTGTGTGTAATGTTACACAACAATGATACAGTAACCATCTCAGGATGGATGGATGGATTGACAATGAACTACGAGGCGAATGCAGGCACAGGAACGTCTGAAAAGTCATTTGTAAACATCACACTAAACACCGTAAGCGGAATTGCTTCATTAGTGCTAGATAGCAAGGCCCCCTTTACTGACCAAACAATATTTAATTAATGGCCTACGTATATAGAGGTTCGGGTTATTTATCTAATGCTGTACAAGGGACTGGTACTGCACCATATCTGTTTACAAGTGGTGGATACTCTGGCTCTACTACAGAACTAGGTGCGGACGGTATAGGTACAAGGATACTTGCAGACGGGGGTACAATAGAAAGTACATACAGTCCCTGTGTGACAAACGCTCTTGGTAAATTAAGAGCAATAGTTTCACTTGACCTGAACGTCAACGCATTATTTGCATCAGCTATTTCGGATGGTGCTATAATAGAGGCAAAACAATGTTTCTATAACTCATACACAGAACTACAAAACATAGACATACTATAATATGGCAAGTGCATACGACAAGGCATCATTAGTGATGCTACCAAACGCTTACAAGGACGGTAAGGTATATAGTGTTAAACCAGAAGATAGGAGTGGTGATTTTACTTTCACTCGTCCAACTGCTGCTACGAGAGTTAATGCAGCTGGTAATATAGAGAAGGAGACAGGTAACCTGCTCTTGCAGTCAAATCAATTTGATACTACTTGGACAAACGCAAGGAGTAGTGAAGCAAGTGGTCAAAGCGGTTACGATGGTACAAGTGATGCTTGGTTATTACAATCAACTGTATCTGCCATCTCTTCTTATCTTAAACAAAACATAAGCAATAGCGGTGTTTATACAATGAGCGTTTACGCTAAAGCGGGTACTTCGGATTGGATGAGTCTTAATACAGCGGGAGGCCAAGTCGCATTTTTTGATTTAGCAAATGGTGTATTAGGCTCTAAATCCTCCAATGTTGTAGATTCAAGTATTGAAAGTATCGGTAACGGATGGCATAGATGCTCTGCTACTTTAGTTGGTAATAACGATTTTTATATTTTTATTGCTAATGGAAACAATAATTCAATAACAAATAGCGGTGATAACATCTACATCCAAGATGCCCAACTTGAGCAATCACTTGTAGCAAGAGACTACATAGAAACAACTACATCTGCCGTATATGGAGGTATTACTGATAATGTACCAAGGCTTGACTACTCTAATGGAGCTACTTGTCCGAGTTTGTTACTAGAGCCTCAGAGGACTAATTTTATTAATTTTTCAGAATACTATGGCCAGTATAGTTCAACAAGGTCAACGATTACAGACAATTACGGAATATCACCCGATGGAAGTCAAAACGCTGCAGCTGTTTTTAATACTAACGATAACGGGCGGCACAATTTTGGCGGAAACTATTTTGCCGTCACAAGTGGCACAAGCTATGTGAATAGTGTTTTTGCAAAAGCGGGTACAATAACCAAAATGAAGTTAAAATTGTTTAGCGGTGGCGGTT